TTAATACTGCTGGAAGATTTGATGTAGCTCAGTTGGTACTAGAAGATATGAGAGCTAATATTAAAAAAGCATTATACATGGAAACACTTGGTAGACCTGAAGGTACACCAATGACTGCTACTGAAGTTGCAGAACGTATGGCTGATTTATCAAGACAAATTGGTTCATCATTCGGTAGGTTACAATCTGAATTTGTTATTCCTTTATTAAGACGTGTAATTAGAATTTTAAAAAATCAAGGCAGAATAGAATTACCTGTAATTAATGGTAGAGAAGTTAAAGTACAAGCAATCTCACCATTAGCAAGATCACAATATCAACAAGATATAAGTGACATAAATAGATTTCATGAGATTATTGCTACTACGTTTGGCCCACAAGTTCTTAATCTTATTGTTAAACAAGATGAAGTGGCAAAACATATTGGTAAACTTATGAATATTCCTGAGAAACTATTACGAGATTCAACGGAACAAGAAGCTCTAGCCCAAGAAGTACAAGGTATGGCACAACAAGGACAACTAGAAGGAGAAGGAAATGACGTCATGGGATCACCTCAAGGACAGCAAGGCCCAGTCTAAACCAGTCAATTCGATTGATGGTTATACAAGATCACCTGAAACAGAAAAATTATTAAACAAACTTTTTGGTTCTGTTTTTAAAGGGGATGATGGGAAACAAGTATTAGCATATTTAAAGTCTATAACTACTGAAGCAGTAGCTGGGCCAAATATGTCTACTAATGAATTATTTCATTTAGAAGGAAGAAGATTTTTAGTAGCTATTATTCAATCAAGAATTAGTGCTAATTTACAGGAGAAAAAATAATGAGTGAAGAAGATAAAGTACAGGAAACGACACAACAAGAATCAGCCAAACCTGAATACATATCCGATAAATTTTGGGATAATGACAGGGGAGAGGTAAATGTTGAATCGCTAAGTACATCATATAATTCTTTAGAAAAAAAATTAGGTCAGCGTACAGATGAATTAACAAAACAGATACGCACAGATATTGAACAAGAACGCAGTGCTAAAGTTCCTGAAAAATATGAAATTAAAATGCCTGAAATTCCTGAAGATATTAATATGGAAGTTAATGAAGATCAGCCATTACTTAAATGGTGGGGTGAAACAGCTAAATCTATGGGATTATCGCAAGAGCAATTTAATGAAGGAATTAATCAATTTGTGCAAAATGAGATTAATGGACTACCTAATATAGATCAAGAAACACAATTATTAGGTGATAATGCTAAAGATAGAATAGAATCAGCAGATTTATGGGCAAAAAAACATTTATCAGAAAATGCGTATTCAACAGTAGCTAAATTATCGTCAACAGCAGAAGGAGTAAAAGCTTTAGAAGAAATAATGGCGTTAAATAAAAGTGCAGTAATGCCTCAAACTCCAACAGCCGTAGATAGTAAACCTTCTTTAGCTGATTTACGAATGATGATGAAAGACCCTCGTTATTGGAAAGATGGAGAAAAAGACCCAACTTATATTTCACGCGTATCTAAATTATTTGAAAATGTATGAGAAAATATAATTTAGTTTTAATTATATGGCGAGATACAAGAGAAGTTGATTCAGGTACTTGGCACGATATGGCAGATGTTATTAAAACTAATTCTGCTGTTATTCATAGTGTTGGATGGGTAGTACAAGAAACTGATACAGATATAAAAATATCAGCCGATCAACCAGCAGATATAAGTGATACAGAAGTAGGGCGTACAACTATTATTCCTCGTGGGTGCATAGAAGAAATAATAAATGTGCGTTGCGAAAAGGAAGATGATTAGTCATTAATCCCTCAAGACCTTTAGAGTTAAGACGATTGCCCATTAGGATAACTTTCAACCAGCTCGAAAGACAATCGAAACCTTAACTTATGGAGAATAAAAATGGCTAGTACTATTACTAATGCTTTTATTACTCAGTTTGAATCAGAAGTACACATGGCGTATCAACGTATGGGTTCTAAATTAAAAAATCTGGTAAGAACTGTGAACGGTGTTAGTGGCTCTAGTGTAAAATTCCAAAAGGTTGCAAAGGGAACAGCTTCTACAAAAGCAAGACATGCTGAAGTAGTTGCTATGAACTTAGCTCACTCTAACGTGTCTGCAACTTTAACGGATTACTTTGCCGCTGACTACATTGACAAACTAGATGAGTTAAAAATTAACATTGACGAAAGACAAGTCGTTGCACAAAATGCCGCTTATGCTTTGGGAAGAAAAACTGACCAAATCTTAATTGATGTTTTGGACGCTGGTACGTCTATCGCTAATAACGTTAATTCATCTGCTACTGGTATGTCACTTATTAAAGCTAAAAATATGCAAAATATTTTTGGTTCAAATGATGTACCTGATGATGGTCAAAGATATTGGGCTGTAGGCCCAGCTCAATGGGGTGACCTAATGAGTATTGATCAATTCTCTCGTGCCGAATACGTTGGTACGGAAAACTTACCTTTCACAAATGGTGAATCTACTGCAAAAAGATGGATGGGCTTCTTATGGTTCGTACACTCTGGGCTAACTAAAGTATCTTCTGATAGATATACTTTAGCATGGCATAAATCATCAACTGGTCTAGGTATTGGACAGGATGTTAAAACGGAAGTTAACTACATTCCTGAAAAAGTATCTAACCTTGTTACTTCTTCTCTTTCAATGGGAGCTGTAGCGATTGATGGTGACGCAATTAGACGACAACTTTGTGCTGAATAGATAGGAGATTACAATATGGCTTATTCAACTGATAACCCAGTAAAAAAGATTTCTCAAATGGGAGATAGTAATGCTCTTTGGTACTATACAGACGGAGACGCTATCGGCACCATTGATGACGCTGATTACTTTTTAGCAGATTATGGAAACCTAACTGCTGGAGATATTATTTTTGTAAATAGTGGTGGCTCAAATGGAGTTGTAGATATTCTTATAGTATCTGCTTCTTCAAGCTCAACTGTAACAACAGTAATACTTGCTTAAATTAAAATAACGAGGGGGGATTTTCCCCCCTTGTTTTAAATATTATGGCAACAACAAAAGTAGATATATGCTCCACAGCTCTTGTAATGATTGGAGCAAACACCATTACATCTTTTTCCGATAATAGTACGGAAGCTAATGTATGTAATATTGTCTACGAAGATATTTTAAAATCTTCTTTAACTCGTCATAGATGGCGATTTGCAACAGAACAAAAACAATTAAGTTTATTAACAGCAGAACCAACAGGTAGATATGCGTATGCGTATCAATTACCAACAAGTCCTGAATTACTTCAATTAATTACTCTTACAGTTAATGATATGGTTATTCCATATGAACGATATGGCGATAAAGTTTTTTTAGATAACTATGGCAGTACATCTACTGTTATATGTGATTATATTTATAGAGCTGATGAAGGAGAATTTCCTCCTCATTTTATTTTAGCTCTTGAATATACATTAGCTAGTTTATTTGCTGGGTCTATCGCAAGAGATTCAGGAATGATTAAACAATTTGCTGATATGGCTGAACGACAATACTTAATAGCTAAAAATGTTGATTCAGCAGAAAGAACAACAAAACAATTAGATCAATCACGTTTTATTAATTTGCGTCAATCTACGAGGTAAAATGGCTAGAACACTTAGAACAGTTCTATCTAACTAACTTTAGTGCTGGAGAGCTTAACCCTTTATTAAAAACAAGAACAGACGCTAAAGCTTATTTTAATGGCGCTCAAACTTTACGAAATTGGTATATGATGGATAGTGGAGGTTTAATGCGTAGACAAGGTACTACGTATAAACAAACACTACCAGCAGAAGCAAGATTACTTCCATTTGTTTTTTCAGATGATGAAGTAGCAATATTTGCACTATCTAACAATCGGTTAGATGTTTATTCTAGTGCTGGAGCTGTTATTCAAAGCAATTATACAACTAATTGTAATTGGACGACAGCTCAATTATTTGAATTAAATTTAGCTCAATTTGGGGATACAGTATTTATTACCCATAGAGATAATCCAACAATAAAAATTAAACGAGTAAGTGCTAGTTCTTTTACAGCTAGTGTATTTGATTGGGCTTCTCATAGTTCAGGATACCCTCGGTATCAACCATATTATAAGTATGAAGATAGTGCAGTAACTTTAACACCAGCCGCAACTTCAGGTACGTCAGTTAATGTCACAGCTTCAACTGGTATTTTTGATAGTGATTCTAATTGGGCTGGAAAAACAATTCGTATTGGTGGTAAAGAAGCAGATATAGTTTCACGTACAAATACAACTGTAGTCGTAGTTAATATTCGAGAAACATTAAATGGTACAAGTGCTGAATCTGATTGGGATGAACAACTTATATCTTCGCATAGAGGATACCCTCAAGCAATTACATTTCACGATAATAGATTATGGATAGCTGGTGTTAAATCTAAACCATCTTCTGTAAATGCAAGTCATGTAGGCGATTATTTTAATTTTAGTGTTGGTACAGGATTATCAAGTGAAGGTATTGATGTTGCTATTGGTGGTGACCAAGTTAACGAAATACGTCACTTGTATTCAGGTTCTAATCTTCAAATATTCACCGATAGTGGCGAGTACATAATACCTACTTCGTCTGATACTTCGGCTATTACTCCTAGCAATATAGTTTTTAGACGACAGACTCCTTATGGGTGTTCTCGTACTCGCCCAATCCTTTTTGATGGAGCGTCATTGTATACGCAAAAAAATGGTAGAGCTGTAAGAGAATTTATTTATTCTGATAGTGAAGCTGGATATGTTTCAACAAATATATCGGTGTTAGCTAACCATTTAATTGATAGCCCAAAAGATATAGCTATGTTGAGTGGTTCATCTAC